AGTTCACTACCTGGACTCCATAATCCATCAGTGCAAAATCTATCCTTGATTTTTTTAGCCGCTTCTATAATGTGTTTCACTGGATAATGATTTCCAGTTTTTGCTTCTTCAACCCATTCCATGGCCCATTTCCAAGCGATTTTGGGATTGTTAATCCATATAATCTGTTGATCCTTCATCTCACTCTCTCCCTCCCTACTAACAAAATCAAAACATCCATCTGTAGGATACCTCCAACGGCCCTTACGACACTCGTCTGCTACCGGGTCACAGTGAATACAATCTGGGCAGATGCAGTCGTCTTCTCCTCGTCTGCGTCTCACTTCTTCAAGGACTTCGTCTTCGGACAGGAGGCGGATCCCTGATGCAATGGCTCTGTTTCTTAAATCCAAAAGTTTTTTCCCCAATGCGGTCCTCGGAACGAAATCGCTTTCTGCACACCCCATATTCTTCCTAATCACCGGCTGCAATTCTTTCAGCAGGTCGAGTTCTTCTTGTGTCATAAACCCTCCTTAAAATAGGAACGTGGCATGATTGGACTCGTCCTGCTTCTCATTATTTTGCTGTTTTCCCGTCCACTATGATTGTCATCGCTTCACTGTCTTTGCAAATGGTTCCCCTGTACGTGTTTCCATCTCCGTAGCTATTCATAGTCGCCATCCCATTAATTTAGTTGGTTTGTTCGGTATATGCTTTTGCCGAAAAGAGCATTCAGAGCATTGCCAGTATCCCGTTGTTTCGTATTCAACCACCCCATCACAATCAACACCAGGGCATGGGTATGCTGCGTCTAAATCCGTTAAAGCATACTCAAGACTTTCGAGATATTCATCTTCCGTCATCATCAAAATACACCTCCACTTGCTCATGTGATTGTCGGAAACTTTCGGCAACTTTTTCGGCGGACTCTTGTGTCATCAGTCCGGTTCTGTACCACTCGCCCGCTTGTTCATTAATCCATCTCCAGTATTTTACACGGTAGTTCATTTGTTGCTGCGGTAAATAACCTTTCATCATACACCTCCTTAAAAAATCGTATAACAAGGGCAATCCAGCCGAGCGCTGCGCTCCGGGTGATTTTTGCGTTATGCTCCAATCCACTCCGGGCAATGTTTCATCCATGTGTCTATTCGTTTTGGGTTCCCCTTGCAGATGTGACGGTATCCATCTAGCGTGTCCTCACCGATCTCATACGATGCACAGGTGGCGCACGAATGCACATCTTCATTATAATCGCAATCAATGGCGTGCTTGATTGCAAGTGTACGATCCGCGAATGTCCCGCCGCAAAAGCGGCATGTCCAGGAGTCGAATATCAACCGCGACTCAAGTTCTTTATTCGCTTTCTCCTGATCAACAGGCGGAAGATCGTCCCACGGAGGATCTTCACCAAATTGTACGGTCAAGTCTTCATTGCCAGTCATAAGTTCCTCCTTGTTGATAAATCGCATAACCAGCGGGTCAAGCGGACGGGGGTTATGCTGCTCTACTTGCGCGTTCATACGTTTTCCAATATTCGCGCTGGTAAATTCGCTGATATTCCCTGTATTCGGAGTTGCTCGCGTACCGTTCCCGCTGTTTTCTGTTGATCTCCGCCCGGTTTTTCTCCCGGTAAATCCGGGCCAGCTCAAGCAGCCTGGCCCGGTTCTGCTGGTAGTAAGTCATTTTAGTTCCACGCCGGGCAGCCACCCCGCTTGGCACAGGTGGAGCAATAGGCGGCTGTGTAGGTTGTTTCCGGTTTATCGGGGCACGGTGCCGGAGCCAGATAGTCGGGGACTTCCGCGGATTGCGGCACGTCTTTTTCCTTTGCGGCGTTCTTCTTGATTTTATCCTTCAGCGTTGCTGCCTTGTCCTGCTTTTCGCTTTCCGTGGCCGCCTCGGTCGCGGGTTCAAACCAATCTGCCGGGCCGCTCATTCCGTCTTTCAGGCTGTTGTAAATCTTGCGGAGAGCGACAAGCTGGGCCGGGGTGATCGTGTCAAGGCGGCGCTGGATGCGCTTTTCAATCTGCTCTTTCGTGACCTTGTAATTTGCGAAGGCTTCAACGAGCTTTTTCAATGCTTCCGGGGAAGTGTCGGCCTTCGCCTTCAACGTCTGTTCGCACTGGCTGACAGCGGCATCAATCACGTCTCCGGGGATGATTCCCAAGATGCAGGCCCGGAGGCGTCGCGCTCCCTGATTGGCCGTCATCTCATAAATGTCGCGGGGATCTTCGAGGGCGTATTTGCCCTTCTTCGTGTAGCGTTCATGTTTGACCTGGAATGTCTTTTCCTGTTTGACGTTCGTTTCCATGTCCCAAGCATAAGCCTGGACGGTGCTTTCCCCGTTTCGCTGTTCAAGTTCTTTCACACCGAATTGCAGGTTTGCCCAGTTCTGCGCGATAGCTTCTGCCAGCCTGATGGACGGGCCGGTGATTTCCGATCCGCCGCGTGCGTAGGAGTAAAGTGCTTGCTCTGCGAGGCTGGGGCGCTGACAGGCTGTCGTGATCCTGTCGAGGGCTTCGATCTGATTGCGGGGGAATTTCTTTGCCAGGATAATTGCCGCCTGAACTTCGGCAATGGCGCGTTCCTGCTCTACCGCCACCAGAGCGGCTCCTGCGTTTGCCGGTCTTGTCGCCACTGGCGCGTCATAAATTGCGGGTGCTGTGTTTCCGTTCATAATACTGCTCCTTTCGTTACTTAACGAGAAACCGGCGGGCCGGTTCTGATTGTTTGAGATATTTCTGATAAACTTCAGGCATTTCCTTTTCGAGCGACTTTGAATCAAACAGCTTCCGGCCATTGGCCAGCTTGTAGGTGACAAGCGTTTGCCCGGCGCCGTCAATGATCGTGTCGGCCTGATCGCCCAGTGCGATAATCAATTTTGCCTTAACCGCTTCTTCTGCGTCTTCCATTGCCCCAAGCTGCGCCCGGAGTTGTTTCAACCCGGCGATAGCTTCAATCAATTCAGTTGTGGCAATGATTGACCCGTCGCTTTTGATTTTACCGAAACGCGCCACGGCGTCGGCATAGGTGACAGGATCGGGAGGGTTGCCGCTCTGAACGCGCTCCCAAAACTTCGCGCAGGCTTCAATAATCATTTCCGAGATTTCCTTGTCCGCCTCGACAACGTAAAGGGACGGCGACGATCCGGCGATGGAAACAGGAATGTCCGCCACTTGGAATCCGGTGATGGTCATGTAATGATGCACCTGGACGGCATAATAATCAGGGATTTGATTCGTGCCCGGTTCGCCCCAATCCTTCCCGCTGCGGGCTGTCTTGATTTCCACCACGCGCCCGTCATCCGTGAAACCGTCCAGGGACGCCAGCATGAAGGGATACTTGGAATGCGTGATGATCTTGTCGGGGACGCGCACGGCACGGCCTGTCTGATCGCTGTACCATTGGCGGATTGCCGGCTCCATGCGCTTTCCCCAATCCGTCGAAGGGTTCCCCTGCCAGTCCTTCACCTCCTTTCGCTTTTCTTGATAAACCTGATAGGCCGTCTTCCAGGGAGACAGCCCCATGATGGCGGCTACGTCGCTGCCGCCCACGCCCTTTCTCCGCTCCTCCAGCCATTGCGGACCGTCCATCGCTCACTCCCCCTTTGTCTGATACTTCGCTTTCCTGATCGGATTCTTCGATACGTGGAACCGTTTAAAGTCCCACACCACCGCGATTTCCCACTTGAAGATTTTGAAGCGTTTCATGTTTGTTCCCCCCATTGATCTGCCATTGCGTTGGCTATTCCGGAGAAGGTTTTTGACTTTAATGATTTTCCGTCTTGATTTCTTTTATTGCTCCAAAAATCCAACGTCTTTAAGTTTGTCGGATATTCTTGTCCACCAAATAACCAACCTTCTGGAACACAGGTATGGGTAAGTTTGGGTAGATTTTTAAGCCATAGACAAATATCTTTTTTATAGGGATGACCAAAATGCCATGCCCTTAATACTTGGTCTGGTTTTCTCCATGCACTATTGAGGTAGCCAATTGGGTTTTCAACGGCAATTTTGGTTATTGGTGCATCGTAAAGACTAACAACAAACTCAAATGCTTTTTGTCTTTCATTAATAAAGTTCTCTGATATTTTTGGCCTATCCTTCCTCGCCGCATTTGTCCTCATTGCTTGGCATAACCATGTGCAAGGTGGATGAGCAATCATCAAGTCCCACCCGTCATTGAGAACTTCCAAAACATCCCCTTGAATATGTTGCCCTGGAATCTCCGTAGGCAGTAAATCACACGACCACGCATCATGGCCTTTAGCCCGAAAAGCCTCTCTGACGATTCCCGAAAATTCACAGGCGATTAGGACCCTCATCCCCTTGCCTCCATCCCGCAGCACAGTCGCGCCATGCTGTTAATCCGGTTCCATTGCGCCCACCGTGCAAGCAGCGCGTTCAGATGCGCCCGGCGTTCCTGCTTGGCTTGGGCCTGCTCCGCATCGATGATGTCCGCCCACCGTTCCCGGCAGCGGGGGTCACAGATGCGGTCCATGTCGCGTGTGCAGTTTTCGTCGCATGGCATCATTTCGTTGCTCATGCCCACTCCTCCATTTGATCCAACCGAGACAGGAGGTATGATTCTATCGCAGCCTCGGCAGCAGCCCTGGCAGCAGCCCAGGCAGCAGCCCTGGCAGCAGCCCAGGCAGCAGCCCCGGCAGCAGCCCCGGCAGCCCTGGCAGCAGCCCTGGCAGCATCCCCGGCAGCCCAGGCAGCAGCCCAGGCAGCCCCGGCAGCCCAGGCAGCAGCCCCGGCAGCAGCCCCGGCAGCCCCGGCAGCCCAGGCAGCAGCCCAGGCAGCCCCGGCAGCCCAGGCAGCAGCCCCGGCAGCAGCCCCGGCAGCCCTGGCAGCATCCCCGGCATCCCCGGCAGCAGCCCAGGCAGCATCCCCGGCAGCCCTGGCAGCATCCCCGGCATCCCCGGCAGCATCCTGATTTTTCACGGATGGGTCTGCGAGCCACCGCTCTGCGGCCTCAATGGCTATCCTGGGCCTGTCGTCTCCGGGGTACGCCGACTCGTACACTCCCAACACCAGCCGTGCCGCGTAAATCGCAAGGCTGACGCTATCAGCCTGTGTCCATTTCAACGCCTTGATAATCCTCATTTCGGCGTGTGTGGACTTGTCCTTGTCATCAAAATGCGTCCCCCGTACCTCAACCTCTGCTAAAATCTCGCCTGATACATACTGCATTGCATCAACAATGCGGCGCGAGCAGTTGAATCCGTGGCATAATTCCGTGCATTCCGTCGTATGCCACACGCCGATATCCCACTGATAGTCGTTGTAGTCGGACCTCAGCCCGTCCCTCAGAAACTTAAACCGTCGCACTTTCTCCATAAAACCCCCTATCCCACCAGCCGGTACACGACCCGGCTCCGGTCCGTGCTGTCCGCCTCTGCTCTTACGTCCATCAGGTAGGGGCGCAGGGCCTTGCGGATGTCGCTAATCCGCGACGTGTACTTGTTGATGAACATCTTCC